AAGAAATAGCTAGATTAAAAAAGAACTTGGAGAATAAAACAAGAAGACTCCGAGATAAGAAAGAAACATTAAAGGTCGTACAAAATGCCGAAACGAATAAAGAAAGTAAAAAAGGTTTGGTCATCGAAGAAGACAAACTTGATACCTTACCTAGTCCTGTTAAAAAACTCATTGAAGAAGAAAAAGAAAGAGTAGTATTTAAACCTAACACAGGACCTCAAACAGATTTTCTAGCAGCCCCAGAACAAGATGTATTATATGGTGGTTCTGCTGGAGGTGGTAAATCGTATGCTATGTTAGTAGACCCATTACGATTTATGCACATTAAAGAACATAGAGCATTACTGTTAAGAAAGTCAATGCCTGAATTAAGAGAACTAATAGATAAATCTAGAGAGTTGTACCCTAAAGCTTTTAAGGGTGCAAAGTTTAGAGAAGTTGAAAAGATATGGAGATTCCCTTCAGGAGCTTCATTGGAGTTTGGTTACCTTGATAGAGATGCTGATGTTTATAGATACCAAGGACAATCATATACCTATCCAGGTATATGATTGTCCTTGGTATCTATAAACATCAGCATCTCTATCAAGGTAACCAAACTCCAATGAAGCTCCTGAAGGGAATCTCCATATCTTTTCAACTTCTCTAAACTTTGCACCCTTAAAAGCTTTAGGGTACAACTCTCTAGATTTATCTATTAGTTCTCTTAATTCAGGCATTGACTTTCTTAACAGTAATGCTCTATGTTCTTTAATGTGCATAAATCGTAATGGGTCTACTAACATAGCATACGATTTACCACCTCCAGCAGAACCACCATATAATACATCTTGTTCTGGGGCTGCTAGAAAATCTGTTTGAGGTCCTGTGTTAGGTTTAAATACTACTCTTTCTTTTTCTTCTTCAATGAGTTTTTTAACAGGACTAGGTAAGGTATCAAGTTTGTCTTCTTCGATGACCAAACCTTTTTTACTTTCTTTATTCGTTTCGGCATTTTGTACGACCTTTAATGTTTCTTTCTTATCTCGGAGTCTTCTTGTTTTATTCTCCAAGTTCTTTTTTAATCTAGCTATTTCTTTCTCCTTAGCTTTGACAGCTTTCCTTGAAGCCATCTTAGCTTTGTGAGCATAGCTATAGTTATATTGTCTTTTTGGTTTCTCGTCAGTCATTCTTACTTAACAAACCTTTTGATTGTACTACTGGCTCTGGTTTATCTTTGTCTATGATTTTCTTTAAACCCATAGCTGATAACTTCCTGCCTGTTTGATGTTCTAATATTTCAACTGCTCCTCTTAAACTAAAAGCACCTGATTTAACACCATCTTTCATTTCTTTTAATGCTGATACTTCTTTATCAACAATCTCTAGTGTTTTATTATCTTCACCTAACTTATAACCAAAAGGAATAGTTGAACTATTTCTCTTCATCATCTATTTCAATATCCTCTGCGTTTGCATCAATTAATTTTTCTTTAGAAGGTATAATGAATATTCCTGAAGCTGATGTATGAGTTACATCAAGCTTATCTCGTTTCGCAATACCTACTCTATCCAACAATGTTTGTGCTGCTTGTAGTTTAGCATTGACTTGTGGTATAGGGTCGTCACTCTCTAATATCTCCACTAACTTCTGACTGGCTATTGGTGCTGACTTTGCTAGAATCTTTGTGGCAACATCTACTATTTCATCCTTTAGGGAATCTATAACATTAGACTTTGAACTGTCAGCATACCCTGCTTCTTTTAGAGCTAGGTTTATATTACCTTTAGCTACACCACCGAGGGCTGCTAGAAAGTGTTGTTGTTGGTCTGTTAGTTTTCTTTGTTTATTATCTGAGTTAGTTGGTAGAAAGTTATTGTTCATGTATTCATTATAACAAGTTTACATCTAGTTGACAACATTTATTTTGATTTAGAGTTGACAAATGCAGAACACATAGTATAATATATATATCAACTCTCCAGGGGGTGAAGCATATAAGTCTATCTGGGGCAGTCCAGCAATATAGCAAGTCTTATGCGAATCTTTACAGCAGGGCGAGGCTATCTAGTTTACATTCAAAGCTCTGTATTTTGTATAAGCATTATATATATACCCCCCACCACCCCCCCTGGCACATATGTACCTACCTTATAATGATTCTAATTCGCAACTAAATATATATATAGATATTATATATAATTATTATACTTAAATAGCTTTAAATATCTTCCTAGTTTACAGAGATATTAAGATTATCAAGCTTTATAAAAGTAATTCAAATATCCTCAAACAATCTCTTAAAATCTCAAGCTTACCAACACTAATAACAATATTTCAATACCTCTAAAACCCTTGCCAAATCTCAAGCTTAACAACCTAGAATTTTTGAAACTGGGCGAGGGTGTATTGCTTTTAATCTCTCATTATCTCTCAATACCTTAATAAATTAATTGTGTATAACTATCATTTATTGCTTGACTATTTCTAATTGCTTGACCTAGATTTTAGGTTATTTTTACAAATTATATTTAATATTTAAGCATTATTATTTTATAAAAACTTTTATAAATATTTCAAATCAAATCAATTATTCTCAATATTATTCTAATTATTATTAATTATTTTTAATTTATTTCAATAATCGTTGCTATTACTCACTTATTTTCTTATATTAACTTATTTCTGCCATATTCTAAACAAACAATTGCCTTATGACTATTTTATTGTTTATTCATGAGCAAAAAACAAATAACATTTGAAATAACAAAGCATAATTATAAAGCTTTCGGAATTCAAAATAATAGAGAATTTAGAAAATATAAATCTAGAGCCTTAAAAGATTTAAATAATAATTCTTTGATATTTCAAAAATATTACAAGCCAGTTAAATCTAGTATTTACAATTCGATTAACCAATCAATTCAAGGTGGTAAATCTAAGAATGCTAGATACAACCATAGCTTGTAACCTAGATTTTAATTAATCTAGATAATATAAACCTAGCTTTTAATTAAGCTAAACAACTGGAGGTTGAATGTATAACAACGATATTGAATATAAAAAATATCTAGTTAATCAAAAACGATTAGAGGAATTAGAAAAAAAAGAAATAAAAAGACAGCAAAAACAACTACAAGTTGAATGGGATGAAATAAATAAACAATCGGAGGTTGAACAATGTTAAGCAAAAAATACTATAAAAAACTAGCAGAAATATTTAAAAATGGATATGTTGAAAGCTATAAAAATACATATGAGAAATATCAAGGATTTGATGGAAATCTAATTGGTTGTTATATTGCAGATATGCAATGGGAATTGATTAGATTTTTAAAAGAAGATAATCCTAGATTTGATGAAGATACTTTTTTAAAAGCTATGGAAATTGATTTTCCAAAATTAAAAAAAGAACTAGATAAAGAATAATAACAATACAACTGGAGGTTGAATGATACTACTTTTAATATGGTTAGCCTTAATTAGTGGATGTTTAATAGCAATGTTGACTGGATATATATTCACATCAATATTATTATTTCTTGCATTTTCTATATCGGTGGCATATGCTTTTATTAATAATTTATAATAACAATAACAATCGGAGGTTGCATGAGAAAAAATAAAACAACTAAGAATTTTACTAACTTCAAAATGGATAATGAAGTTTATAAACAACGAAGACAAGTCATGAATATAATCTATGAAGTTAAAAATCTAGGTTTAAATATACCTAGAATAGATGTGAGAATTGGTGAAGATAAAAGTTGTAATGTACTCGGTAAGGGTCGACTGAATGATAATATTATATGGATAACACCTCGAGCAATAAACAAAGGTGAAAATTCTCTAAGACATACAGTATTGCATGAGTTGATACATACAATTTATGGTTGTGGACATAATAGCAAATGCCATTTAATGAAAGCTTATCAACCTACAACTATAAAAAGTAAAGATAAACTATTGCAATTATTTAAGAATTACTATAATAAATATAATAACATAAAACAAATGGAGGTTGCATGAATGTAAGTCAAGTTGCTCAAGCTATAGAATATAAAAAAGGACATTATAATCTAGTACTATGGGCTTTAAATCAAGGTTATAATATAACTTTATGGGATGAGAACAACGAAAAAAGAATTACAAATTCTCATGACTACCCAAAAATTTCTAAGATTATGAATGAAAGTTATAAATTAGAAATAGCAATAGTTGACCCAACAGAAAAAAGAACTAAGGGTTGGGCTATAGCTTATACTGATAATGAAGATGAAGATATTATTAGTGACTATTCAGCTAATAAATTCATGGACAAGTGGGCTAATCAATTCACAAAATTTCATGAGGAGTTAAATCAAATATTAAACAATGAAAACTGGAGGTAACATGGTAAAATTAAATTTAGAATATAAAAAACCAGTCAAGCTAACATTTAAGACTGGCAATCCTAAAACTGATAAAAACTTAAAACAGGAATATAATAAATACTGGATACTTAGGCTAAATCTAGCCCCTTATACAATTAGTGGTTATAATGTGTGTCCCAGTGCAAGTAAGGGTTGTGCTGAAAGTTGTTTGCATACTGCAGGAAATCCAGTATTTCAAAAACAAAAAGACCTAGGAAGGATTAATAGAACTAGATATTATATGCAAGACAGGGTTGAATTTCTTAAACAACTTATAAGAGAAATACGAAACCATGAAATCTATTGTAGCAAAAATGGATTTAAACCAGTAGTGAGATTAAATACAACCTCTGATATACCATGGGAAATTCATGGAATTTTTGAGTTGTTTCCTAATATAACCTTTTATGATTATACTAAAATAAAAAAGCGAGTAATAAAATATTTAAATAATATGTATCCAAAAAATTATCACTTGACTTTTTCAATGCATGAAACTAATTATGATGATTGCATGGAGGTATTAAATAAAGGTGGCAATGTTGCAATGGTATTCAGAAATAATTTACCAGAAAATTATAAAGGTTTTCAAGTGGTGAATGGTGATGAAAGCGACTTGAGATTTTTAGACCCACGAAATACAATCGTAGGTTTAAAAGCTAAAGGCAAGGCAAAAAAAGATACTACTGGATTTGTAGTAAATAGTTAAACAATAAACAATGGAGAAAAAAAAATGATACAACTAATATACGAAACTAAAAAAGAACTAAAAGAAAATGTTGGTAAGGAATTAAATTATATTGAAACATCTTTTTTTGGTGAGGAATATAAATCAACTGGTACAATTACAGGTTGCAATAAAAAAAGAAGTTGGTTTGCAAATGTGATAATGCAAGATGATAAAATAATACAAGTAAAATAACAATAGGAGGTTGAGTGAGTAAAAAACTATTTGAAGTATGGAAGAAATTAAAAACAATAGATAATAGAGAAAGTGTTTTAAAATCTTTTAAAAGAAATAATAAAAAATTATATATTATTTTTAAAAAAATACATATAGAAAATAGTATAAAAGAATTATGTAAATAACATAATCTTGCCATAATTATTTGGTAAGCAATAATAACAATAACAAATAGGAGTTAAGATGTTTAAAAAAGAGATGAGTATAAAAGAGTTTATTGAACAACCAGAAATCAAAACCTTAATTGAAAAAGGTATGATGACTGTTAATGCAATAGATGAACAGGAAGAAATCATTGATGAGAATGTTGATGAATTTGTAGATGAAATAAATAAAACTGGTAAACTAATATAGGAGGAGTAATGCAAAAATATAATCAATACACTTTAGAAAATTATTTTAAAATTCTAGAGATACAAACAGGCAGAAAAAATCCATGTGATATAATGGAATTTCTAGAAGAGCAATATTTTTCTAAATCTAAAGAAAAGTATGTTAAGTATAAAGACATGGACATTACACACTTGATAAGAGTTATGTTGAATGCAAGTGCAGATGTTGAAGACAATAGACTAGAAGTAATAAGACTAAGAAAAAAAATAAGTAAACTAACTAAAGCATTGGAGGGTTAATGAAACTATTTACTAAAGCACAAAGAGATAAGTTGATTAAGAACCATGGAGAGAATGAGAATGCAGAAAAAACTACTGAACATAAGGTAGTAGTAAAACTTTTTAATCCAGTTGGTATTGGTACATGGTATTTAACAGAATTAAATCCATATACTAATGTTGCATTTGGGTTAGCTGACTTGCATGAAAAAGAAATAGGTTATGTAGATATAGCTGAACTTGAAAACTTAAAACTTCCAATGGGTTTAAAGATTGAAAGAGATAGATATACCAAGATAGATAAAACATTAAAGGAGTTATTATAATGAGTGATAAAAAAGAATATACTTTTATATTCCAAGATGTTGAACATCAATCTCAAGAGAAGATTGAAAGCAGAGGATATAAGAAAGCAGTTAAAAGTTTTCAAGTTAAGTATCCTAAAGCAACAGATGTAAAAGTAATATGGTATAAAGATAATGTTGAACTACAAAAGGAACAGAAACTTCCAATGGGTAGAAAGAAAAAGCTAGGATAATATATGATAGAAATAATTATAGACGCACCAATGGAATTACAAATATTAATTTTGTTTGGTTTGGTTATGATAGTAAGGAGTATGTTTACAAAGGAGGATAAATGAAAAGACTAATAGATATAACACAAAAGGATATTATGAATGGTGTTCAAGGTGATTGCAATAGATGTGCAGTTGCTTTAGCATTAAGAAGAGAATATAAAACTGATGATGTTGAAGTTACTATTGCAGATGGAAGTTATGTTTCATTATGTATTGGTAAAAATGAACTTAATATAACTACTTATATGGACAATGATTTATTAGATTTTATAGATTTATATGACAGTTATAATAAATTTGATTCTGATTATAAAGGTAGAGAACATAAGATACCTAAACCATTTACATTGGAGGTAGTTGAATGAAAGAACTAAAGTTTGAAATGAAGTTAGTAAAAATATTAGAACTATTACATGAACAGAAAACAAGAGTGTTAGAAGAGAAACCTATACTCTATACTACCTTGTCAGATATTTATCAGAGAGTAGAAATACTTTATGATACAATTAAAAACAATCAATACACACCAGAATATTATGGTGTTAAGGGTACAATGACTATCGGAACAAACACAGAACAGAAAGGAAACAATGACTGAACAAAGTAAGATACATATAATGTTAAGAAAATTAAATAAGTATGGTAGAGATTTATATTATGTAGTAAATAAGGATGACTGTTGGTTGCCAGTTATATATGGGCAAGAAGCATTAACTAAACATAACATAGATTATTTGAAGATGACTAATAGATTTTCATTTGAATTAGAAAGGGAGGAACTATAATGTTAGATTGTCAATTAAAAAGAGCAATAGATGATGAGTTTGACTACATGGATTATGATAGTATGACTAAAAGAGAAAAAGAAATTATGGATTATCTACAAAAATTAATAGATGAGAGAAGTACATACGAGGAAATATTATAATGTACTTTATAATTTTTAAAAAGAAAAAAGATAAAGACTATAGATTGTTTACTAACACAATATTCTCTCAAGAAAAAAATGCTGAAGAGTTTGGTAGAAAAAGTATGAAACGAACTGAAGAATATAAAGTAGTGGAATATACTATAGAGAATTTAGATGACTACTGGTATTAACTATATAGATAATAAGATATGTGTAATAGTATTATTATTAATAACCCTAAAGATTTTATATATATACTTATACCAGAAATTTTTAGATGTATAAGAGAACATCTACAAAACATTATATAGGTGTGACAACTAATCGCATCCTATTGTTGAAACAAAATTCTTGGTTGACATATTGTTGCCACAATTATATTGTAGACCAGAATATATAAATAAAAAAACAAAGGAGTAAAATGTTATTTATTAAATGCAAAGTACAAGGTGAGCCAATGTTCACTTGCGATGTAGCTTGGACACAAGAACAAGCAGTTGACTTACTGAAAGAGTATAGAGAAGATGATAGTATCAGTAAGTATTCTCTATCAGATACAGAGGGTCAAGAAGGATTAATAAAAACATCTTTCAATACAACTAGATATAATAAATACAAAGGAGGAAAAT